CTTTAATATTTATCACTATGATATATTTAAATCCGTTTCAACATTAAGTTTTTAATCTTAAAAGTAAAAGAATACTTGAAGTATGCCTTGTATTGCATAGTACTACATCATTGCATATTAGACATACCCTATATAAATAAAGGAAAAATGTCTAATCCAAAACCCATAGAAAGAAAGTAACATAAAGAAAGAGTGAGCACAGCGAACACCTCACTCCCTTTGTTTATTTAAATAATCAAAGGGGAATAAAAGCAATCTGAATAGGAAAGCATCAACGTAAAACATGAATATCGATATAATGATAAATAATATTATTTTACATAACAAATTAAGTTGTGTATATGAAAAAATGCAACATTGTAAAGGCGTGAAAATTCAGAAAAAAATAAAAAAAATCGGGAGAGGGCGGATGTTTACGGATGTATTGGCATAGGGGGGGGTGGGGTATACCTGCAACACATTGCAACGCTCGTTTGATTCGTTGTATACGGCTTTAATAAAGGCAATATAGGGCAAAGATAGGTGTAGGCGATACATTGTGAAGATGAAAGCAAAAGGGCTTAATATTGCACTGATTAGGCTTCTAATTGTATGTTATTTAACATGTAATATTTTTATGTTTGTTTACAAATTTAGTAGGTAAATATTTGGTAGAATGGTAACTTTTTTGCACCTTTGTATTGTGAAAAGGAAAGGATATCACATAGTACTAACACAAGATATCCGATTACTTTCACAAGGATAAGCGTAAAGCGAAGCATGTACGTTGACATCCAAAAGCGTGTTATTAAATGTTGGAATAAAAAGAGAGCCTTAACACGGCAATGTTAAAGCTCTCAAAGGATCGAAATACTAAAGTACCTCATTCCTATCACACGGAGCAAAGGTACTTCTCTATTCTGATTATTGCAAATATTCTTCCATTTATTTTTTTGGTTTACTGATATTACGATAATATACAGCTATTGAGTGTATAGGCTGTATTGGTATTAGTAGGCTATTAATCACGCTGTAAGTTTGAATTATTAACAATTTAAATATAACAGTTATGAAAGCAATGAATTTCTACACACAAAACGGTTGGGCCGGTTCAAATTATGACAGCAAGTTAAGTACAAAGGAAATCGCCGCAAAAGTTAGGTCTTATGCAAAGAAGAATTTCCCGGGTTTTAAATTCTCTGTTCGCTCTGAATGGAGCATGTACACTGATTCAATGTATATCGAATTAAAATCCGGCCCTTGTGTTCCTTTTGTTGCAGGATCAAGAAGCGCGGAACGTGGTTATATGTCTACAATGTCAACCGTAAAAGGCTGGGAAAATGAGTTAACGCCGGAAATGTTCAAGGTGTTGGACGCTGTTACAACGTATGCAAATTCTTTCCGTTACGATGATAGCGACGGTATGCAAGATTATTACGATACTAATTTTTATTTGAAAATCAAAGTTAGCGACGAATATAAGGTTATAGAGCCGAAGGCAAAGAAAAGCAGCGTTAAGCCTGAAAAGGTTGAGGAAGCCAAAGAAGTGGAAGCCGTGACGGTTGAAGATCTGGAAATGGTGGATTATTCCGAAAAAGCTATTGCGGTGTTTGGCGATACGAAGGCTATCAAAGAGCAATTAAAGGAATTAGGCGGACGCTTTAACCCGGCTTTAAACTACAACGGGGAAAAGCGTGCCGGATGGATATTCAGTAAGAAGAAAGCGGACGAAGTGCGCAACCTGATGGCTTCCGAAAAGGTGGAAGCCGTGGAAGAACTTCCGGCGCCTTCTGAAGAAATATACATCCCGGAATTAGAGGAAGAAACGAAACAACCGGAGAAGTTAGGTAATATCCATTTAATCGAAACGGGCAACTTTAACGGCGTGCGCTATTACAACATTGAAGGCGCTGGAATCATAACCAGTGCGAAAGTACGCGAGGGCATACAGCCGGGCGATGTTTTCAACGTATACACAGCAGAGGATCGCAAATACGGCGTAACCTATGACGGTGTAAGCCTGGAAAGCAGTTTAAAAAACGATCTGCCCGGTATAATTGAGTTTAACGGCAAAATAGAATCGGGCACTCTTAGCGCTTCATCACATTATACCCCGCTTGCTGAAGGAGTGGAATTTTATGAGAAGGAAGTAAAGGGAAAGCGTTACACCGTCAAGGACAAACCGTTAAATCTTGGATATTACGGCATATTAGATAATTTGGACAACTGTATAATAGAATGCTATCCGACTAAGGAAGAAGCCGAAAAAGAGGCGGAAATACTTAACGGGTTTACGGATGGTAACGGACGATTAAAGACGGTCATTTAATTAGCTGAATATGGTTTTGTTGGTTTTGTTATTCGGTGCTGTGATATTCATTTCCGGCACCGACAGGGATAAGCTACGCGAATTTATAAACAAAAGTGATGAATCAGATAAATAATAATAATATGAATAGCGAAACGATCATAATGCTTAAAAGGGAGTTACAAGCGTATTATAACAATGCGAGTAAAGGCGGTGCATACAGACGTAGAAACATGATACTGTTACGTTGGGACATTCGCAAACTGGAAGAATCGAACAAGGTTAACATCGGAATGTGCAAAGACAAAATACAATAAAAATATATTGCCACAATTAGCATAAGAGCACGTTGAGGTTACGACCAGCGTTCAAATGATGCCCCGGCAGTAATACGGCTGCCGGGTAGGCGATAGGTAAGAATGAACGAATAAATTTAATTAAGGAGGAAATAATATGTTCATGATTTGCGTCTTGATTTGGTTAGCTGTTGGAGTAGGTAAGGAGCTGACAGGAAATAACGGTTTTTAATCCGAATTATCCGCCAAAGGTTCAACGCCTTGCAAGTGGTGCAAGTTCCATGGGCGGAACTATTATTTATAATTAAATGATTGAATTATGAAACAAATTGCAATTTTGGCTTTATTATCATTGAGCCTATCATCATGTAGTGAATACTTCGATAAACAACATAATGATAATGAACTAAAGAAAAAGTATTCTTTCGCATTAAATTACTATGTTGAAAGATTGTCCGAAACCGGAAATGAAATGGCTAAAATTAGCTATTATAATTGTCCGTTATTTGAATCATATAGAGATAGTGTGAACAAATACACAAGACTTTTAAATGAACTTGATTACTAACTTAAAAACAAAAGAATATGGGAACGAACAAACAACTAAGTATTAAGCAAATAATTTGCTATAACATTATAGCAGCCGAAAAAGTTGCCGGGGATGTGTGTCAAGGTCTTGCCATCAAGCTGGCGAAAGCGTTTATATACGATAGCCGTGATATTGATGCCGATGAAATCTCATACATTAGCCAACAATGCGAAATTGCGCTTCAAAATATATCCGAATTAGGGCTTACAGAAGCCAAGAACAACGAAACGAATAATATAATAGCGAATTTAATCTAAGGAGGGGAAATTTATGAAAGTAGTAGAATATGGTCGTGTATCCACTGACAAACAAACATTGGAGCAACAAAACAGAACCGTCCAAGAATGGTTGAAAAGAAACGGTTTAAAATCCGACATTGTGATAACGGAAGAAGGAATATCCGGCGGTGTAACCTATAAGAAACGGAAATTAGGAACTGATGTACTTCCATTACTGGAGGCTGGAGACATGCTGATAGTAGCCGAAATTTCCCGTTTGGGGCGTTCTATGAGCGATTTAAACAAACTTATCAATGATGAACTAAAACCGCGTAAAATTCGTCTTGTAATCGTCCAAATGGGCATTGATTTGAATTGTGGTATGATAAAAGCGATGGACGAAATGATTTTGTTCGCTTTCTCCTTTGCTGCGGAACTCGAACGAGAACTTATACAGGAACGAACTAAATCAGCATTGGAAGTAAAGAAAAAACAAATTGAGGAAAACGGTTATTTCATTTCCAAAGCTGGAAACAAATGTACATCATTAGGCGGTACTACATCAGGTCAGGCAAAAGGCGGTAAGGCGAACGGGGAAAAGCGGAGGAAAGAAGCGATGAACGATGAAAAAAACAATATGATAGCCGCCATGTTGGAAGGCTGCAATACTCCGCAAGATATTGACAAGGTAGTTGAACGATTGAACGCAAGGGGTATTTTGACAAAGACCGGGCTGCCCTTTACCCGAAATCGCCTAACTGCCCTACGGACTAAGATTAATAGACGCACTGAATATATTCAAAGTATGCTTTAAAACATACTTTGTGAAACGAATTACTGATTTGTGAACGATATATCAAAAAGTTATGCTATTTTTGTTCCAAATAATTAAGAATAATATGACAAAATTTGACAAACAAAAGCTGACCGAAATTGTTTTGTATATTCTAAACAAGACAAAAGGATTGGATTATTATCACGTATTCAAAGTGATATATTTTGCAAATATTTCATATCTGGCAAAGTATGGTTTCCGCATGACTACTGATGAATTTTGTGCTTTGCCTGACGGTCCGGTTCCTTCTATTCTATATAACTGCATCAAGAACGATTGTTATTGCGACAAAGAACTTAAGGCCATGATAGACGGAAGCGTATCAAAGGGAGACTGTGATGCGTATTATATGCTGACTGCAAAAAGGGAGGCTGATTTGGATTACCTGTCAAAAGCCGATATTGAGGAAATCGACAGGTCAATAGAAAAAAACGCCTATTTGCCATATGGAGAGTTAAGAGAAAAATCACATGGAGAAGAATGGAACAGAGCTTATAGCAATTCAGGGAAAAAAGTAATGGACGTTTTAGGTATGGCAAAAGACGGAATGGCTACCAACGATATGTTGGATTATATTAAAGAAAATCTCTCCATAGAATCCGCATTATTATGACAAGCATAGGAGATCTTCTTGGTGACTTGGGGGACAAGCTCATACAAAACAATATAAAAGTTGGGGATGTTTATATGCTTGCACTTGACGGTAGTAATGGCATAACCCCAAAAAACGGAGACAATACACGTGATAAATTTTTCGTAGTGCTTGGCTTTGATGAAAACGGAGACATAATAGGAGGTTTGGTAATAAATTCTAAAATAAACCGTAATCTCCCTGATATTCTGACTGATTATTATTTGCCCATAACGGTAAAACAGTGTCCATTCCTGTTATACGATTCATTTGTCAACTGTACCAATCTTATAAGAGCTAAAAGGGATAAATTCAACAGGAATACTTATAGAGGAAATATCAATAACAAAAGCGAATTGATGAAGCAGATTATTGAGACTGTAAAAGAAAGTCCTACTATAAGTAGAAAAATGCTAAAAGAATTTGGCGTTATCAAATAAGATTTTCCCCACCGAATTATTTTGGTGGGGATTTTTGTGTTATATAGCATATTCTTTTTCTTGACACGAGACTTAATTATTATATATTAGTTTATTAATTTTGCAGCGTTTTAATAAAAAGTTATATAATCATGAAGAAAATTTTGTTTTTACTGGCAATGTTGCCTATGTTGGTGTTTACCGCTTGTTCGGATGATGATGAAAACAGCTTGTCACTGGATAAGTCGGAAATTTCATTGTATTATGAGGATGAGATTAAGTTAATCGCTTCCGATAATGTTACATGGAGTTCAGAGGATGAGTTTGTGGCGAAGGTTAGTAGTAACGGTATTGTTGAAGGCGGTCATGTTGGAAAAACTTTTATTGTAGCTTCCAATGGTGCTGAAACTGTAAAGTGTGCCGTAGAAGTGAAACCGAAATATAATACATTTGTTGAACCTGTGTTGGACTTTGGAGCAAATAAGGCTGATATAAAGGCTAAGGAGAAAAGGGAACTTGTAACTGATAATGCTACGTCCTTGGGATATAAGGATAGTAAGGATGGTGTTGCTATCATATACACATTCAAAAACGGTAAGATGAACGCTTGTGGATTTGGATTGCAATATAAATACACAGATGATATTATGGATTTTCTGTTGGAAAGATATGCTCCTGCTACAATGAATAATGATAAAGACATGTTTATTTTCGTAAACGGTATGTCTGGCAAGTGGGATATGATGGTTGCTCTTACGGTTCAGAGCGGAATGATACAAGTAATGTACGCACCAAAAGACGCTACATCTAAGAGTATTTCAAATGAAGTTCCTAATATGATGGAACATGCGAGAATGATATTGGAGTAATTGGAGTTAATAAAATTAATCTATAAAGCCACGGTAAACCCTATCGTGGCTTTTTTATGTAAAAAACATACAGTAAAGTTTTGCCGTTACAAAAATTATGCGTTACTTTGCAGTGCTTAATACAACATAATAATTCTTGGGCAAAATAAAGCGAATACATTTTGTACAAGATATTGGGAAACCCTCTAAGGTGGCAGAAAGGAAACAATCTGCAACTTCTATGCCCTGCGTATGTTGTGTTAAGCACACCTACGGAGGGTTTCTTTTTATCATATTCGTTATAAATATGCTTAACACAACGAATGAACTGATTCCTATTAGTGATAACAACGGTAAGAAAGCCGTTAATGCACGTGATTTACATGCTTTTCTTGAAAGTAAAAGAGATTTTTCAACGTGGATTAAAGACCGTATTAAATCTTATGATTTTATTGAAGGTGTTGATTATCAATCATTCACCGAAATTGTGGAGCGAGAAATAGGAGCTACGACACGAATCGAATACGCTCTCTCAATCAGCATGGCAAAAGAACTATCCATGATTGAGAATAACGAGCGTGGGAAGCAAGCGAGAAAATACTTTATCGCATGTGAGGAAAACAAGCACGAGCTTTCCCGAAAAGAACTTGCCTTAATGGTGGTTCAAGCCGAAGAAGAGAAAGAACGCTTGGCTTTGGAGAATGAAAAGCAGCAGAAACAAATAGAGAAACTCCAGCCCAAAGCCGACTTTGCTGACAAAGCCTTTGCGATGGAAGGAAAGTGCGACATAGGACAGGCAGCAAAGATACTCGGGCTACCTTTCGGAAGAAACACTCTTTTTAAGAAGTTAAGAGAGTTGGGAGTATTCTTTGCCAATCGCAATGAACCAAAACAAAAATACATTGATGCAGGATATTTCGAGATGAAAGAAAAGCCCGTCCCACGTGAAAATCACCCTGGATTTATAGTAATGGTAGTGCTTTGCACGCAGAAAGGTTTGGCTTACATCAATCACCTGTTTGGTGGTAAACCGTCTGACGGAAAACTTGCGAGAATAGTATAATCAATCAAACATAGTGTATGATTATAGCACTTCATTGACATGGAGTGCATAACTTTCACACCCAAAAACGCAACATTGTTAATTTTTAGAAGTATGGAAACAAATAACGAAAACAAGAAAGAATACGATTTTACTTCACTTACTAAGTATTTTAACGAGTGGCAATCACCCAAGCAACTTGCGGATGATATAGCACGTGTGCTTTTCAATTATGCCACACTGATAGACTGTAATACCATAGATGAGTTCAAAAACGATGTGGTTACACTGCAATGTATCTACAAAGAAATAAATAGGATATCCGAGAAATAGTATTGGATTATGAATATTGCCACATGTTAGTATAGACACACGTTGAGGTTTCGACCAACGTTCAAATCAAAAGGCACTTTACTTATTGCAAGTGGAGTGCCTTTCATTACAGGCACAACGATATCACCCTTGCCAACACGACAAAGGGTATCAGTCTATAAATGAACCTCTCTATACGTTCCATCGCATCACAGCAAGTAAACGACAGAAATACCAGTGAGGCACATCATCAGCATGTTCAAGCAATATGTTCAACTTATCTTCTTCCATATTCTGTTAACATAAAAAAAGCGGTAAAACCCGTTGGGGATTACCGCTTAATGCTAAATAGTTACTTTATTTTGCGTTTTTGAATATTTAATTTTATCTTTGCGCCATGAAGATAGCCCTTGATACATTGAAAGGCTACGTTGACCGTAGCTCACTAGTGTAGATGTATGGGGGGTATCTTTTTTTGCACCTTTAGATTGCAGAACAAAACTACAATTCGAAAAAATTATTTATCAATCTTTTTCATTTCCTTTGCTGTCATTTTAAGAGCTTTTTTAATTATAGGCAATTCTTTTTCTTGTGGCAACTGTTCAGGTTTGCGCCCAGTATTTTGTTCTACTATATTTCGGACTTGTCTTCCAACAGTATAGTGTGTTTGTTCTAAATTAGCTTGTCCAGATATTTGTTTACTCTTTATAAGCTCTTCGGTTTGGGTAACACGGAATAGATTGGCAGCAAGTTCGGTACGGCTCATTCTGTCAAATAGCTTTCCTTTTTTAACGCCACGTTTCTTTTCAAGCTTCCACGATTCCATATTATACATACCCAGATAACCTGCATTTTGAAACTTTGCATAATCAGTAACATTTGCGGCTTTTGCTGTTGAAGCGAGAGATTTGTTTCCATCTGCAAGTTCTTCACGTATTAGCACGCGGTCTATTTCCTGATTGTTTTCAATGTATAATTCAAATTTTCGTGTTTGCTGTGCGAAATAAGCTTGCGCCAATGCTACTTCTGGCTTCTTTGGATCGCCATTCATAGCAGCAAGATAACACGCAAAACGTGTAAGTTTGAAGTCTTGGAACTCAACACCATTATTATTGCGTTTCACAGCTATTATATTTTCATAATGAGGAATGTTGAGCGAAACAAAAGCCTTTGTCGCGCGGTCAAGAACTTTACAAAATGCTTTCATATCATTATATCCAAGCATAACCATTACTTCTGAGGCCCACCAATAAACGATGCCGTTTTGGTTTTTAAAGTCTTCAAAAGAAAGAATCGCATTGTTGTTTTCTTGTTCCATTTCCATCTATAATTTAAAATTCGGCTCAAAGATAGAATAAAGTATTTGTTATTCCAATAATATCATATAATTAAGATATATAATTTTATTGGATTTATGTATATAATTTCACGACTATTTTGTAAAAACGGTAATTCCAACAAGTCAAAGAACGCTTCTGTTCGATTATTATTTTTCCATTCCCTTTCTGCAATGTTCACATAAGAACTTTTTGGCTACAGGGAACATCTTTTGACCGACATATCCACTGAGATATTGCGCTTCCTCTCCATAAGGATCAATCCCGAAAGCCTTGGAGATATGCCGGCACAAATGACCTTTTTCGTGGTCCCACGAATTTTGAAACTCTTCGGGGGTAGAGGTTAGTGAGATAACCATTACTGTCTCTCTTTTCCTGTAGTCCGAATAGGTTAGACCGGTATTCATTCTGCCTTCGGTCAGATTGCGATACGCACGCTTGAGGGAATCCCCCCTGCATCCTATACGGTACAGGTCCATAATAATCCGATCCGCCCAATAGGTGTGTACCGCATAATACACTTTGACGTGCCAGTCTCCATATTTCGGTATGTAGAACTCCTGAACAATCATATCACATCCGACCAGATTACAGGAATCCCTTTACCTATACAGGTGGCAAAGAACTCGTCAAATGCCCTGCAAGGATCGCCATCAATATCATCAAGGTAGCATTTTATATGCTTGCATAAGTGAGCCTCGTCAACCAATGATTTTTTATAGAAACCCGCTTTCAGCATGTTTGCGACATAAGCAACGTCATAACCCTTGTCGTGCTCGATGGTAATTCCGTTCGCTTTCAGCATATCGTCCACTTCGTCTTTGCTCCACGGCTCCAACTTTTTTTCTTTACCCGTGGTTTCGTCTTTCACTTTCATTTTTGAGACGGCCCATTCATAAAGTTTCTTGCTGAAATGAAAGCCGTATGCTTCCAGATATTCCCTCATGCCAGATGGGAATCTGCTGTATGTATCCAATCTCTGTTCCATAACCTTTGTTTAAAAAGAGGGGCATTCCACCCCTCCACCATTAATAAAACTCACCGTTGGCGCGTCTGCGTCTGCGTTCTCCCATGTCATCCATGCGGGGATATTCAGGGAAATAGCCGGGATATCTGCGTTCTCCCATACCTGATCCTGAATAATTTCTTCCGCCATCACGGAAGCCCATGTCTCCATGAATCTCTCTCATGGCCTTTTCGTAACCGTGGCGGCAGCCTTCCTTGTAGGCTTCTTCCACCTCGTCACCTCTCATTCCGAAGCCGCGTCCGTAATCGTCACGCCCTTCTTCTAATATTTCCCACATTCCCATAATCATTTCTTTGTTTTGGATGTTTCAACCACTCCGAGCTGTTCCATAAGCCGTTTGTTCAATTCCATAAGGTCAGACATGTTCTTGCTCATTTCCGACATTTGCCCTTTCAGAGAGGATATTTCCTGCTCCTGACGTTGTTTCTCGGCAAATTCAGGGTTCAAGAGCGTAAGCATCTTGTCACACCCTGCAATGACGGAATTGTGAAAATCCATGCTGTTGATGATGTCTATGCTTTTCTGTTTCATAGAAGCGACCTCGTTATTCATCGCATCACGTGAGCATGACACTACGATATTGCCGTTCTGTCCGAAGTCGGCTATATCCATGCCGGCAGGAAGATTTTGGAAAGTCGTGTTCTGCCCGTTGATACAGACAACAACATCCACAACCATTTCCATTTGGGGCAACTGTCCCATAGGGGATGCCATAGGATATTTCGGCTTGGGAGCGGAAACGCTGACTACCGGGCCGTATTCGATAAACGGGTTAGCATCCTTATGAAGTATATATAACTGGTTATTGGTACGAAGTGATTGAAACATATTGGTTTAATTTTAATAGGGTGCCAAGAACCCCGGCACCCGTGTTAACTACTTGCTTTTGCTTGACATTGCTTCTGCCGTTGCAGCCGGAGTAGCGGTAGGTCTGTATCCGCCATTAACAAGGAACAGCTCGTTGGTGTATTTGTTATAGTGGATTTCATAAATACCGGTTCCGGCAAGGTTGGCAACCGTAATAGGCTCGTTGTTGTAAGCTAACAACGGTCTTGTATCCCCGTTGGTCCCTATCAATATAGGCAGCGTGGCAGTCGTGCCGGCAGGGATCGCCTGACGAAGATTGACATAGAACCCTCCGACATAATCCCTGTTGCGGAACGCATGGTTAGGAAGCTCCAAAGTCACATTCTCAGTACCGACTGTTACAGCCACCGTAGGAAGAGTGTTGTAATTCACTCTGCCAAGGGAGGGAAACGGGAACGGAAATCCTGTAAAAAAGTTAGGCCACATATCTACCTCCTTTCTCACCGGATTAACCCCAGTAGTTATTGCAACCGCATCCGTAACCACCACGGCCATATACAGCATCACCTGCATAAGCACCGTATGCTGCGGCACGATATGTATCCACGTTCACACCTACAATATTAGGGTATTGTACCGGGACAGTGTTAGGTAATTTACATTTTATACCATCAACATCGCTCTGCAATGCCTGCAATCCGGCTGCTAAAGGAGCGATCTGTTGTCCTACCGCACTCAGGATAGTGGCGTTCTGGTTACGCTGAGAGATTTCGGCTGTCAAAGTAGCCTTTTCCGCAGTAAGAGATGCGATCTTGTCCTGCAATGCCTGATTCTGAATAGCGTCAAGTTTGGCAAGGATGGCATTCGTGTTGGCTGTCGCACCATCACGCAATGACAATGTGTTCTGGTTAGCAGTGTTGACTAATGTGTTAGTCTGGTTGCACATTGCAAGCTGGTTCTCGTATCCCTGTGTGGTTACAAGCTGTTTCATGTCGCAGCAACAGCTACAGATCTGAGATGTCAGAGCGTTGTTACCTTGCATGATCGCAGTGAGGATACTGTTGGTGTTCTGGCCCATTTGGTTGCCGAGACCGCAGATAGCCTGTGATACAGAGTTAATACCGGCAAGGATTTGGTCTGATGATGTGTTCACAGCTTGTGCTAATGCTGCAATGTCGACACCGTTTCGGTTAAGTGTCTGCATGATCATTTCTCTTCCTTCGTTCGCTCCTTGGTTGTTGTTGCCACCAAATCCGAAGTTCCCGTTACCGAAGATGGCTGCAATCACAATCAATGCGATGATGTCCTGAAAACCGCCATTGTTTCCGAAGAAACCTCCGTTTCCGTTTCCTCCCATCAGCCCCATCAGATAGCCAGTGTCAATTCCACGGTTCTGCAAGGACGGAAGAATGGACGCAAGCAGGCCATTGTTTGCGCCGGTTCCACCGTCTTGGTTAAAAACATAAGTTCGTTCCATAAGTATTTGTATTTTGTATCCGGTCAAAATCGACCGTGCACAAAAGTATATAGATCATAACTCATGGAAAATCAGTTGTTTCCCAACAAATTCTTTATATCGTCCCAATATATTCTCATCATTTTCCCACTCTCCATCCTCTCATGGAAATTGGATATCATGTAGTTGACAGCACGTTTGGTCTTATGGATATGAGCGGCTATTTGTGAAGGGTACATACCGCTTTCGAAAAGAAAAAATACAAGAAGATACCGGGCATCCACTGTTTCCATATTCTTATCAGACGATAATATTTGGTCTACAGACACTTCTGTTTCTTTTGAAACAATATTAATTATTTTGGCAAAGATTTCTGACTTGCACATGTTTTTTCTAATTTTTTATTCTTATCTTTGCCATGCCACATAAAACAAGATATATCGATGAACAAAGCATAAGACATTTTGTTGAAGATATTTAGCCTCCAACGTGCAGTGTCTTATGCTTTTATCATGTTTTTATGTGGCAATATTAATATGAGCGTTGGGGGCTTTTTTTTGATTCTAAGCCCCTGAAAGAATTACTTTTGTTATGAGTTTTTCTATTATGTGCCACGCTTCTACCTGTGGCATTTTGGTTACTATTTCATCTTGCACCTCCCTTCTTCTTTATCAGCCAAATGACTACGATTAGTAATATTAATATAATACCTATTGAAAACTCTCCTAGTTCTAATTTCGTCTTCTGCCACCATGTTAATTCCTTCTCCACAGGGTAGGGGACTTCTAACTCTTTCTCCTTCTCTATATAGGCTGTATCGCGAATCATCCTGTCACGGTAGACTATATGCCACTTGTCAACAAACACTGAATCGCCTTTCTCTTTTATATGGACAGAATCCTTAATGTAGATGGAATCACGCTCATGCATGGTAAGATAAAGACTGTCAGTCCTTATAGTTTCTACCGGGACATACCTTATGCTCCGGCATGATCCAAACAGCAATAGCAATGCTATCCCTACCGCAATCCATATATAGACTCTCTGTTTCATCCCTCAAATTTTATATCATTTATACGGTTCATCCAGCCCCGTTTGAACTTGTTGTTTGCTGGGCGTTTCCGGCATATATCCTCGATGAAATCAAACCGTGCAATCTTGATCTGGTCAAACAATTCACGGGGATTACGGGAATTTACTGCGGCGAGTGTCTTAGGCCCGACAATGCCATCAGGAATCACACCAACCAAATCCTGCGGTACTTTAATACCATGTACCCCAGAAGCCCATACAAAATCGCATACTATCTCTGCTATACTTTGGCTTCTTATTTCATCCGCATTCCATCTATCCCAATACAACATCTTCAAGATACTTTTCCAATCGTTATATGACAAATCCATCAACCTTCCGGTCGTAGGTTTTGGATAACCTTTTCTACGACAATATTCCTCATAGGTAGCCATTGTCACACCTACCATAGTTTGTCCTCCTAAATCATCGGGATCATCAGCCCATCCTGTTTTTCTTGCTCTTTGAAAAAGAGACTCATTGGTTTCATTGCTTTTCTTACTTATACCAGCTTCCCATTTTATAAGAAATGGTATGAAATGTTCAATATTAGCCATTTTTCTTTTCCTCCTTATCTTTAAATTATAAAATTACTATTATTTTTGTCGCAAAAAATATGGACTTATCAGAACTTATTAGAAGCTATACTCCTGAACAGAAAAATGTGTTCAGTGCTTTTCTCATCCAACTACCATTAATATTTACTATAATGTATTTATACATACCTGCTTTTAAATCCTTAGAGCTTTATTTGCAAGTAATTTTTGCCATATCTGCGTCTACATTATCTATTTATTATTCTTTTTGTTTGTTATGTTTATGCTCCGTTTGTTCCCGATACAGGTTTAATATGGAAATACCTATACTTATTATGCCAACATTGACAGCTGCATTTCTTTTACTGCGTTCGCCAGAAAGCTATTTAAACGGGCATGAATATGTATTAAGAATAGCGCTTAAATGCACGTCATATTTCTATGGATTCATCGGAATTACAGGATTCTTTTACCGAAAATGCGTAGATTATGGCATAAAGTGCAAAAGGCGCAATAAAAATAAAATCAATTAAACTCATTTCTTTTCCTCCTTTTTATTTTCTGTTATTATTTCATTTATATCCTCTTTTTCTACATCAAGCACCTTCTTACCAAACAGACCTAACGCCTTAAGCATATTAAAGCTGTATCCTTTGGGCTTCAATATATTTGATATGATAGAGCAAAATTCAATGAAGCAAACTAACAAACAGGAGTATATGTCTATATCCCATTTGCTGCCGGATGCAATGTTTATCATGACAACCATACAAACAAAGGCGAAGTAGGTTACAAGTTTACCCATTGTGCGGCGTATTGCACTAGAGAAACGAACCTTTTCGCCCATTAAAAGGCTTTTCCTTATTCCAAAAGCCAAATCACATATCACTACTGCAAATGATACAATAATCCAAGGTATCATGTGCTCCAATGATTCTGCTATAAAACCGCTTACTATTACGGAGAAGCCACCCGGTATGGCTTGGGTCGTTATACTATCTCTTACCATCAGAATGATTATTTAAATGTATTAAATTAATTAGTCACTTATGAATACTCTTAGTCCTGCTCCCCTTGAATTTGAATTTGGTGCGAATACACGGTCTATTCTATCTGAAATAATCTCCAAATATCCCGTCTGCGCTTTCAATTCAATTAGCATGGGGTTTGTTTCAGCTTGTGATTCTAAACTATATCGAGCTTCTAACAGATTTCTGATAGCTGTTATATCAGTAGTTTGCTGGTTTACAAAGAATCTGATAGAGTTTAGTAATGCCTCAAGTGCCTCGGCAGTAGTCTCTGTTATACCTTGTATGCTTTGGGTGAGAGCGGACAGATTTGCTTTACCTCCGGGTCCCCATCCTATTTGGTTAAAAATTTCTTCTGCCGCCTCGTTATATTCACCAAACACTTCCTTCATCTTGTCAGACCAGTCTTTGATGGCTTCGGTATTAATATCATTCGGCTTTAAAAAATCCGTATATGCCTTTTGAAGTCTTTTATATTCCTCACTATTTTCTATCTCATCAGCAGCGGCATTTGCCTTTTTTGCGACACTTTTCACAACCGAATTATTGGCTGTGTTTCTTAGCTTGGTTATTTGGGCTTGAAGTTCAAAATACCTTTCTTGATCCTCTTGCTCCATATCTGTTCTTGTTGCAATTAGACTGTCAAATTCTTCAAACATAGGTTTTAAGAACTTGTCAGATAATCTTAGAAGTATCTGTTGTTTTACATAGTTTTCCATAAAATCATCAAAACTTTCTTGAAGTCCAGACAAGCCATCCCCTGTTTCTTGAAACGCTTCCAACCATGCCGATGCAAAATTCTCAGCCAATGTTTTGAAATTTTCATCGGAACCTACACCGCCAAGCTCCGCTATCATGTCATTAGCACTGTCAGCCAAAGTATCCCTGAGATCTTCAATCTGTTCCTGCCATTCGTTTATTTTGTCCCAGTCAGTATCTTTCTTATCTCTTTCGGCGGCTATCATGGCATTGAGAGATACTATCTGTTTGTTTATGTTCTCATTAAGTTCATTCCCATATTCTTGTAGCTTTGTTATATCCCATACATTGTCTATACTCTCTTTTAGCTTGTCGTATTCACGTTCCAGCTTCTTTATCTTTCTTTCATGTTCTTCTATTTCTTTTTGTAAATCTTTGTCATGGTTGCCGAATATAGATGAAAGAATGGTGGCTACAGCTTGTAATGCAATTAGTACCCATCCAATTGGTCCTAATGCAGCATTCATGGCAACACCCATCTCTTTTGCCGCTTCTGTACAAAGTCCTAATTGCAATTGAAACATTACTGCCTGTATAACTAAATCCCCAATAGTTCCGACCATGTTTAACAGCCTCATACTTGTACTATCGGTGTCTTCTCCCATTGTTTCAAGGATAGACACTATGCTTCCCATTGCCTGTCGTCCCGCATTTCTTACAGAATCCCAGGCGGATTTCATGTATTCAAGGCTGCTTCTTGCATCTTTGAAGTATTTTAAATTCTTATTCGCATTTTCATTCTCCTTATTGTTGTCATTTATCGTGTCTTGTTTTGCTTTAACCATGCTTTCCAATACGGAAATAGATTGGTTATAAAGATCTTTGTTTTTTTCAATAAATGATGATTCAACAGAATCTTTTTCAATAGATTCTTTTTTTAGTGCTATAATCGTATTAAGGTCAGATATTTGCTGTTGCAAATTTGTATTTTCAATGTCATTCTCAGCAATTCTTTGTAGAAGCCCTTCTTCTGTTATACCTTGTGACTTTAGTTCTTTAATTTTTTCATACGATTTTAAGAACGATTCCAGAGGACTTCTCTTAAAAAGTTGTTCATCCATTTTGTTGTAGAAGTTCATTACTTCCTTTAGCTGGGATGGATCAAGATTCTTCATCTGCTCTTTTAACGTTTCAAGTTTGGCTTTCATATTCTCAATGGCTTTTGTTGAAACGTTTTCCAAGTTGTCGAACATATTCATATAGGTATCTGTACCCTTAAATGCCTTCCATGTATTTTCAGACGATTTCTTGTCATATTGTGCTTTCAAATTTTTGCTGTATTGTTCTTGCATTTCTTTTGTAAGCACATCCTTAAACGTCTTTGTTTGTTCATCATAGACCTTTGTATAAATTTTGCTTCTTTCTTTATAATACCACATATCTAACTGCAACTGATCTGAAAGCTGTGTTTTATAAGCTTTAGTCAGTTCGATAACAAGGTCTTGACTGTCCTTTATACGCTGCTGGTTCAGCTTGTTTAAGTCTGCTAAATATTGCTTGTTGGCATCGGTATCAGCAATAAGGTATTCGCCTTTCGGAAATTTCTTCTGATATTCTGCTTCAATCCCTTTCTGCACATCGTCCAAGGTCTTGGCAAGTCCGGGGAACAAAGCCTGCACTTCGGCTTCGGACAGTCCTGCATCTTTCAGCTTCTGGTGTAAGTCTAAGCTGTTGAACATGGATTCAATGTTATCTTTAGTTTTGTCTAGCTGCTTTTTAAAATCATCTGCATCCTTTTCGTCAAACAAGACATTAGCATCTTTTTGTGCTCCTATCTTCTTCCTAAAGTCAGTAATAATCTTTGCAAGTTCCTGCAAAGCCTTTGCCGTATTTTCCTTATTAGGCAAGAATGCTTCCCCTATGATATTTTTAGGCATCTGAACATCTTTCAATTGGGATGCGTAGCGTTCCATGACTGTCTTAGCTGCCTTATCGCTGCCCATTACCTTATTCAGCTTCTCGTATTCCTTGTTAAGTTCTTTGATAAGAGAAATGCGTTCTGCTAATATGTCACGTTCATGTTTGGGGTTTGATTGAGGATCTTCTTGATTTATTCCTGGTCTAAGAGGAACTTTTATATCTCCCAAGTTATATATATCGTATGCAAGTTGCTTCTTTATATCAGACCATTGTTTGGAAAAATCTCCTTTATCTATTAAAATCTTAAATTGTTCTCTTGTTTTATTACCTTTTATTACCTCATCATTTACGGAATCAAAGATTTCACGTATTTCTTTAGTTGCTTCTTCTTTATCTTTCTCCAAATCTTTCTTTGTTCCAAGAAATGAGCTGGCGATAGAACTTTTCTTACCTGCAAAAAGAACACCATTCTGTAACTTCTCCAAGTAGTCTGCAAGTCTTTTGTAGTAGTCAATTAAATTCTCTCCTTCTTTCTTTCCTTTTACTAGTTCTTGTATGTATTCTTTTGCTCCTTTGCCTAAGGAGGTTGATTCTTCTGAAATCCTTAATAATTCAGCTTGTATTTTGTTACCCTTCGCTATAAAGTCATAGAAAGCGTTTTCGTATTCGTCTAAATCTGTTTCAATATCATCATTACCTATCAGCCATCCTTTCTTTCTGTTTTCTGCATAGTTGGCTTCAATCTTCCTAATATCTTCCAAGAATCCTGTATATTGTTTTTTATACTCTTCAAACTGTTCTTTTGCTTCTTTTTCTGATATATTAGGCTTTATCTCTATTTCAAATCCTTCATTATTCATCTCTTTTACAAGGGATGATAACGCTTTTCTTGTATCATTTTTAGCTATTTCGTCTATTTCTCCTATTCTTAACTGAGCTGTATAATATTTATTGCTACTTTCTCGTAACATTTTGTTGTATTGAGAATGCACATTCCACAACTCATTAACAAGTTGTAAAGCCGCTCCAAGTGCTATTAACGGAAATGATGTTTTGAACGCTAATCCCAAAGAACGTAATGCGGTTTCTGCTTTTGTAAAAGCAAAGGAAAGCAAGCTAACTCCATTTGCAGCGGCTTTTATCTTAGGGAGTAAAACCATTGAACCAACTACAATGCCAAACGCTTTTGCCACTTCGACAACTGTTTCCCAATTATCAATCAATACCTTAATAGAATCAATAGAACCTTTCAGTGTATCTTCGTTAGCCTTACCGATAGAGTTAAGCATCACATCAATACTGTCTTTCAAGTTGGAAATTTTACCCTGCAAAGTTTCGGCTTGAATTTCCTGCATATTGTAGAACAATCCTCCGCTGTCAGTTAACCGTTTGAAGATGTTCTCAATATCTTCAAAGGTTACTTTTCGTTTTGAAATCATATCCACAATTTGGGCAGTGGTATATGCTTCGCCTTTAACTTCTTCAAAGTAGCGTTGCAATTCTCCATACAAATTGATACCTGCTTCCGTAAACTGACGAACTTCCGTACCACGCAAATACGCTGCCGCTTTGACCTGCCCATAAGCAAGAATAAGTCTGCCCATATCAACACCTAAACCAGCGGATACATCGGCAAGTCGTTTTGTCGTGTCATATAACTTATCCGATTCAATACGGTATGCTGCAAGCTGTTTTGTGAATGTAACCAATTCCTTAATTTGGAATGGCGATTTTACAGCAAGTTGGACGGTCTTGTTGAATATCTGGTCTGCTTGCGCTTTATTCTGTAAAATGGCTTCCAAGGAACGCTGCTGTAATTCAAATTCTCCACGTACATTTGCCAACTTACTGATATACCCTTCAATCTGTGATACGGAGAACACCAAGGCAAGCTGACGGCTTAATTGCCCAGCCGTATCCATTAGGTTCCGGTGGCGTGTGGCCAGTTGCTGCGATTGTACTCCTGCTTGCTGCAAGGCTTGGTTGTGCTTGGCGATGGCTTGGTTTATCTGTTCAAGTGTCTGCCTGTAGTTGGCATCTGTAGTGTTTAAAGACAAACGAGCCTGCTTCAAGTAGTTTATGGCTGTTACTTGGTCACGCAAATATTTGGCGTTTCTTGAATAGTCCAATGCACCTTGCGGCGTAGTACGTTGAGCTATTTCTTGCTGTCTCGCTAATTGTTCTGCTGCTTTTGCCGCACGCCTATCGGCTGCTTCTTTTCGTTGTGCGGTTTTCTCTGCCGATTGTACTCTCTGTTCGTCAGTTTGGCGTTGGTAGTCAAGCTCCATTTTCATGTAACACATGGCATTAACGGCCGTCTGTTGCTGTTGTTTTGAAATAGTCTGTGTATTCTCAACAAACTTTTTCAAGTCAGAAATACTTTCTTTCAGTCCGGCTATATTCCATCCGCTAAACGAACCTTGCCCTATTTTTTTATCACCTATCCGATTCAGTAAATCTGCTGCACGTGAAAGGCTTTCGTTCATGGATGTGGTTTTCTTTTCGGTATCTCCAGCTCCTTTACTTACTCCCTCAAACGGATTCCCTTTAGACCCAATCGAACTTATCTTGCTGGCTAACGAAGCGATTGCGCTCTCCAATTTGGAAGTATCTACTACCACACTGCCAAACCCGTTTTTCAACGCATCCGCAGCCGTATGTGCATGTTTCTCTATCTTCTCCAGCTTCTCATCGAAACTGTCCAACTTCTTTAATACATCGGGTGTTATGTTGAGGAATGCTCCTGCTTCATTATCTGGCATATCGTTATCCTTTTTTATTAATTATGGGCATACCCAAATCATTCAAATTCTTCAAATCGTCAACCGAACTTATCTTGTTGACCTTCTTCTTTTTCTTATCCTTATTTCCGTATTCTACATGGGAAAAATCAAACGAGCTTAACCGGACTTGCCCGACCGTCATTTCCCATAAATATTCTTCACGAGAGCACCAAGTGTTGGAGCGCAGAAAATCAATCATCTGCCCCCATTCGGTACGGGATATTATCAGCTTTGTTCCGTTTTCTTCATCTTCCTTGCCAGTGTCATCTCCCTCACGGTCTGAATCACATTGATACTCTCGAAAAAAAAATCCGTGCTTATGAGGTTAAGGATTTCACCGAGCAATAAAGCCCAATCCTTTATGTCGTATTCCCCCCACATTAGAAGGTCATAGACTTTGTGATAGTCATCTGAAAGTTCTTTTTTCTCATAATCAGAGAATATCCTGTCCTTGTCATTGAGAAGTGCAAGCGTTATTACATGTGCCACTGCTGGTAGATTTACTGCAAACTCCTTGATAACATCTCCCATGCTCAGTTTCTCTCCTTTGACGATCCGGCACGCTTGTTCGGCTATAAGCCATTGAACACCGGGCTTTAATCCTTTGATACACCACTCCGTACCGTGGAGTTTCATAATACTTGGGCTGTCGTTCATTATCCTTGCCAAACGCTCCATTGATTCATTGGATACAGGAGTATGAGCTGTTACAGCGTCTTTCTTTGGTTGTGTATCTTTTTTCTTTGCTCTATATACTGCCATGATTATAAGCATGAAGGGCGGCGGCATATCCAGCCTACCGCCCTGTAAAACAATCTTCTTATCTATTATGGGTTATCCTGCCGATGGTAGGGTATAAGCGGAATCCACATAAAACGGAGTTCTGATAGTCTTTGCTCCATCGGCGACATTTGCATCATACGCTGTTCCTGCAAGACTGATACGTCCAATATTGGAGTTTAATGATTCAAGCATTAGCTTGGAATTAAGTTGTAATTTTGGAACCACAAATGCTGTCATCGTTTCCCCTTCCTCAAACACTACGTCAATCTTTGCATACAATTTCTTGTATTGAGCAGGAGCAAAGTATTTGGTAGAAACAGTAGTTCCAGCCGTAAATCCCATGAGAGCGATTAGCAGATCTTTTTGTGTATCTGCGACCTCAGCTGTAAATTGGTATTTGCCGAGTTTCACGATGGAAAGAATAGGACTGTCGGAAGTTTCACACTCGATGTCGTTTACATCATTATCGTCTTGAGCGATTGAAGTGGTGTCTTCAACTACATCTTCAAGAATGTAAGAGTCACCCTTTGGCACATCGTCTTCTTCAGTACCAGTGAACAGAGTTGCCACGATGTAAGAAGGTTTGATAAATTTTTTGGCTGTTGCGCCAGTATTGTTTACTGCCATAATTAAAAAGTGTTATCTTGTTAATAATCTGTTTATCTTATTGTTATCCCGATATTGTACACATTGCAATAGAAGTTTCCGGAATTTTTACTTTCTTTCCCTATCAGTTCACAGCTTGTTATGACGAAATGCTTGTCGTTGGATTGGTCAATTGCCGAGAATAGTGTTTTTTCCATGTCGAACAGTTTTTTTACTGGCTTTGATCCCAAACTGTCCGTGGACTTCGCATAGAGGAATATGTTGGCGGAACATTTCGCCTCTCCTCCGTAATCATTCACGCTAAGAACATCTACAACGATCATGTCCGTGCTGTCACTACTTATTGTCAGCGGTGTTTCATCAAAAGAGATTATTGATGAAATCTTTGCTTTTGTAAGTAACATGGATAGAAAATTCTCTATCATGCTGCCAGTTTTATATAAATCATTCATATATTGTCTTGTTTACCGTGACTGATAATGCCGAACTTCGCGTTCTTGAATTTCCGTGATAATGCCTTAACTTCATTACGTGCCACTGCTATCACTTCATATTTCTTCTTCACGTTACCTTCTGCATTTTGTAGTATTTCTCCGTAAGGCATGGCGGCTACAACTACCAAATCAATTCCCGGATGTGGCTTATATTTGGATTCCAAGTATTCAACCACTGCTTCATAACCGGTAATTTCCTCACCATACCATTTTTTCTTTATTCCGGGAGAGCTGGCGGTATATCCCTTTCTGGCAAGCTTTCCGTCAACATATACTCCCCAACCGTAACTATCTCTCAAATTGAGGCTTCGGTAGGTATAGGAAACTTTAGCCAGTTCCTTAGCCACTATCTTCTGTCCCTCGTTTGCGAGTAAATCAACAATACGGGTGATTGCACTTTGCTTGGTCTTTGCCATACTTAACCTACTTCACTCATTTTGATGTTAACTTTCACGCCACCAAGCTGGCTAATTTCCATTCCTATAACACGACCGTTAATGCCTATTCCGTAACTTTCCTTTGGACATCTAAACATATCTCCAATTTTTACAGGTGAAATGCTGCTTTTTTTTAATGGGAAAAACACGTTATAGTCTGCCATGATAGTGCCGCCATTGAACATCTTGGAGGCTTGCTGTATATCGCATTCGGTTTCAAGAAGGATGGTTTCTTCCAAAGTTTCCGTATTCCCTTCGTTTTTCTCAGTTATTTTCGCATTGAGAGAACCATCCGTATCTTCACCGCCTAGCAAATCACCGTCAAGCAATCCTCCGTTACCGAGAAGGTCTCCGTCCTCCGGCTTTTTCGTTATCACGGTGTAGAATATACCATGAAACGGATATTCTGCTATTGCTTTTCTTTTGAGACGCATAAGCTATACATCTAATGAATTTTCATTGACCCAACTCATACTACCCGAATCCATGCTTCCCAACGCTTCTTCTTCACCATACTTTTTGTACAGTGCTTTCAGACGGTCTTTCAAGTTTTGGATTATGGGAGCCGTTACCGTTTCACTGCCTACGTCCTGTCTATAACTGCCATGCTGGAGTGATGATGAAGCCACAGACCACGGACCGTTAATGACAAGCTCATATAGTGCGATAAGGCAATGGTCTTTAGTGCATTCGTCTATTTCGGAACGGTCTGAAATAAACATCAAACCGTTTTCGTATGCGATATTTTCAAGCGCATCATCTTCAAAGACAAATCTCGTAAGCCCATTGAGGTATGCTATCGGGTCAAATGATTTTTCCATAACTGCTACTGTTGCAATGTGTTGTACATTAATCGTCTGCCTGACTTGTGTCTACAATGACGTGATTGCGGAATGTTTTCAGTGCAGGACAAGCCGACATCATCACATCCGTATGCCATTCCTTATACAGCCCGTTGTTTGTCGTTGTATTCACAATCGTGCAGAGACCATCATTAGCCTGAGCAAAAATTTTAGTTATTACGCTTGAACCATACTTGTCAAACATCTGTTTGTCTAAGTTATTGGTGTATTCAAACTCACAAGCATATCCGGTAGGACGGAGAACTGCAATCTTATCATCCCAACCTTGCACGAATGTGTCTCCAGTATTGGTAAGATTACGCTCACGTTCTTCTACAATTTCAATTGGAGATACACCGGGATAATCACGGAAAGCTGCTAAGAACAACTCACGTGTAGTAGGCGCAGTAGCGGTTGTTGCGATGTAAGCTAAAGGATTTTTCTTGAAACTTTCAATCAATTCCTTAACTTCGGCATTTTGCAACATTACTTCGTAAAACATCTTGCGTGTAACCTGCCATTCCATTGCACCTTCATATCCCCATTTTTCACGATATTTTTTCTCCTTTTCCGCCATTTGGCTCAGAATCTTGCATTCAGCGTCAGTCCACACCTTAGTTCCTGCTTTAGTGAAATTTTCATCCGGAATGTCTGCTTTGTGCAACGGAATTTGAATACCACGTGCGATATTGCGGTAGTCGATATTACCTTTAGACATTAACTGTGCAGTCATGAAGTTCATGGTTGCGTCCGCACTATCAAGCTGGGACTGTAATGTATGTACCCAAGCGGCTACCAAATCGGCATCGTTTCCAAACAACTCAAACTGTTGTTCTTTTGCTTCACGTTCCATAGCTGTTTCAACGAAACCGGGAGCGATAAAATCAGGAATGGATGCGGTGTACCAGTACAGACCGTCCTTATCCATTTGATTACTGTCACCAAGAGGTGCACGCAAATCCATCAAAGGAGCGGCTTTCAAGTCACGTCCTTTCACAGAAAAAGTAGCGATGCCATTAGGGGCGGTAGGTGTGGGAGCACCAGCTTTTACACCTTGAGTCTTGTACCAACCATAATTAGTGTATAGCAGACCTTCTGTATTGACAAAGGATTGCAAGAAACGTTGATTGGTCTTGTCAGAAAAAAATCTTGCATATCTGCTGTTATTAAAATCAAATTTAGGCATAGTCTCGTCAATTTTAAATGTTAAACCAACCCTTAACCTTGCTCTTGTTCAAAGCTTTTAATGCAGCCGAAAGAGGTTGCATACGGTCTTCGTAGAGGAATACATCTCCTAATGCCAATGCAGGAGTGATAAGGTATCTTGCACCATCGAAATCATCTTCGGATGTAGCTGGGTCAAAAACAAAATCAAAGTCGCAGGGAAGGTATGAGTTAGGATTAGTAACCATCGCTTCTTTACCAGAGCCTGTTTCTTTCGCTTCAACAAGGACAGATGAAGTTGTTAATGATCCGAGGGTTGCGCTCAATGTAACTTTCCAAACATCGCCAGCCGTTCCGTCAGTCGCTTTTTCAACGGCTGTAATTGTTACCGCTGTGCCTTTTTCTGTCAATGTAGAAGGTGCTACCATGAGGATATCTCCTACGAATGGGATAAGAGAATATCCGTCTCTTTTCAGGTAAATATCTGTGTCTGTAGATTCAGTTGTAGCTTTTGCAACCGCATACGATTTTAGGATACGTATTTCGCTTCCATTAGAACCATTACTGGGAATATATTCAGCGAGCGTTCCGGCAAAAGCTCTTGCATTACCTTTGAATGGGTTTTTAACAATTCCACCACTGGTAGGAAATACAAGTGCGTCCTTTCCGCTCATCTGTAACTTCACGAATACATAGCGGTGTCCACCAATGCTTCCGCGAGCCTGAACCAATGCTCTACCGGGAAGGTAGCCACTGTTCAATAGAATTTGCTGATAAAAATCTGACATTTTCTTTTTGGTTTAAATTATTATTACTTTTCTTCTCTGTGCGATTGCTTCTTTACGACAGCAACCACATCGGCAAAGTCATCGGTCTTTTCCTTACCGCTTCCCGTGCCTCCTGGAGTGATGTCAGGTGGAGTGTTAGCATTAAACTTATTGTAGCTCTTGAGCAGTCTTTCTGTGAGAGCATCAACATCTGTTTCAGAATCAATGTGAATCAATTCGAGTTGGTCGTTAATCCAATCCTCGTTCTTGACTTCTTTCCCTTTTAAGGATAATTTGAGTTGATTGCGTTTGTCTGAGATAGCTTTTATCTTTTTCTCTTCCTCACGCTCTGATTTCAAATCTTGGAGTTCTTTGAGCAACTTATCCAGTTTGCTTTCGTCTCCTTTGTCATCCTTGTTATCACTTCTATCGTCCTTGTTCGGATGATTCTTTTCCCACTCTTTTATAAATTTTGAGTTGTCATTTCGTATGTTGTTATCGTCCTCTTGTAAGTCATCCAAGTAGTCGGCAACAACATCATCCAGTTCCAACTCGTCCTTATCACTCGCTTTCTCCAACCGCTTGTAGATTCTTTCTACTTTGCCGTTGAAACTTCTCTCACTCATAGCTAAGTTTTTCTTGCCGTTGTTGGTGAGTTTCACTTTCAGTGCTTCTGAAAATTGCTCTTTCGTAAACTTCATACACTATATGTTTTATAATGATTATATGCGAAAGTAATGCTTTAATAAAAAGGTATAACTATAAAAAATCACTGTATTTATCACTATGATAAATAGACATTGGTTTAAGTATATATTACCTTATTATTAAGAGGTATTTTTGCTTTTGATGAAAGAACAAGAAGTACATAGAGAAGTCGTAATCAAGCCGCAAGAAGGATTCCAAATGCAGTTTGTGTCATCATGTGTGGACGTAGTGTTTGGTGGTGGGAATCTTGGCGGTGGAAAATCTTTTGCTCTTGTTCTCGCTCTTGCAGAGCCATTAATGACAGATGGGGATTTTCGTGCGGTTATTACACGTAGGTCTTTGCAGTCGCAAAAGACGGGAGGTTCATTCGTAGATACATTCAAGGCTATATTCGGTGACTATTGTTCTGTAAAGACTGCCGATAGTCCTCGCGTATCATTCCCAAGTGGTGCGTATTGCGACTTGACCTATATAGATGATACTAATCTTGACAAAATGCGTGAGCAATGGAAAGGTAAACAGATTGATGCGATATGTATTGATGAGATTACCGAAATGTCTTGGGAAGCATTCAGCTATGTGCAGACCCGTAACCGTGGACGTTCAAAGACGTTTACGGGAAAGTTCTTTGGTACCCTTAACCCGAAACGTAGTCATTGGACGAGAAAGTTCTTGGATTGGTACATTGGGGTTGACGGTTTTATTATGTCGGATAGAAACGGGAAAGTGAGATACTTCTATGTTAACGGTTCTACTGTTGATGATGTGGTTTGGGGTGATTCCAAAGAAGAAGTTTATGCTAAGTGTAAGATAGATATTGATAGAAAACTTGCCCGTATTGGAGGTGATTTTGACTATACGAATATGATTAAGTCATTCGTATTCTATCAAGGTAAGCTATCTGAAAATAGGGCTATGCTTGAAAATAATCCTAATTACATAGGCTCTGTTGCCGCTTCGGGCGGTAAAATGGCACAAGCTATCATTGAGGGAAACTTCAACGTTGACCCCGAAGAAAACGAAAAGATACCTATTCCATCCACTTCCGCGCAAAGCGTATTCAACAACAACCCAGCCGTGAACGGTGACAAATGGATTACCGTGGATTTGGCGGATTATGGTACAGACAACCTTGTTGCACTTGCATGGGATGGATTTCACGCATACGACATTCTCATTCTTAGCAAGTCCACTCCGAGAGAAAACGCTATGGCAGTGAAGACATTTGCATTTGAGCATGGAACAGCTGAAAGCCATATCATTTTTGACGCGACTGCCGGACGGTATTTTAATGATTACATTCCCGATGCAGTACCTTATATCTCACTAAATAAACCTTTCGGGCTTTACCAACTTACCGCAATGACAGTAAAGGATATGTGCTATATCAGATTATGCAAGATGATCGAGGAAGGTAATCTAACCTTTGACGATAAACTTGCCGTACAGACATACACTCACCAGAACCTGAAATACAAAGTGACGGTTGAGAACGAGTTTATGGAAGAATGCTCTGTTGTACGGTTTGATGATATGCAGAGCGGAAAGAAACGGCTTTGGAACAAGAAGAAAATGAATCAGATGTTGGGGAAAGGCAGATCGATGGACTTGTTAGACCCATGCGCTATGAGAATGCTTCCGTGCGCTAACATTGAATACGGGAATGAGATTCAAGCAGGGTATTACAATCACGAAGAAGAAACCAAACAAGCGTTCCATGCACAGACAGAAGGAAGTATTTACGATGAACATTTATGGTATTAGGTTAGGAAATGATTAGTTACAATGACATAAAGGATATTCTCAATTCCCTTAAAACAGAAGGAATTGAAGCAAGGGTAAGAGATGTTGCCTATTTGGTAATGTGTGATTCTTTCGTAGATAAGGCTCTTGCTGCAAAGGTTGCTTACCAAGAAGATGAAAAGCCTTCAAACAAGGTGTTATCCATGCTTGCCGAGAAACTGAAACCTTTCGGCATCGGTGCTATCACTACCATATCTAAAGATGAGAACCGAGAAGCATTGCTGAAAGAAATATCGGAGATGAAACAGATTGCTGACGATGCGAAAACAAGTGGAGATTCAGACACTTTTATCAAAGCAAGTAAGGTCGTGTTGGATGCACGCGTGAAGCTGAACGATAAATTCAATATTGAAGAGGAAGAGGGGCAGAAGCGAATAATCGTTGTTCCGCAGAAGCACGACATTATCTGCAAATGGACTTCGAGAGAGTGTTCTGCAATGCCGAGCAAGGAAGCCTGTATGAAGTATTACAACCTAATTGATGCGGAAAAATGACACGGGAAGAGAAAAAAACATATCTATTGCGGAACGTAAATGCCTTGTTGCAGAAGAAACCGTTTTTCAGAGGAAGTGACACTTGCTCTACAAACGACTATTCCGACGGTCAGTCCGCAACCATTACCGAAACACGCACGGCAAGGCTTCCGAATGTAAAAAGAATATCGTTTCGCAGGAAAAGTTTCTGAAAGAGCTTGACCCGATGAGCCATGAGGTATTATTTGATCAAAACTTGCCGAGCATTTGCGTCAAGTTAGAAGATGGGGGATATCAGGAAATCAAGTTCCAGCGCACGGCATTAGCTTTCCAAGAACAGATACTGGCGAGCCACGTAATCTACCTTTGCGGAAATCCCTGTACATTGTCTTTGAGAGGTGGCACTCCTTCCGAGAAAGATAAAGCCAACTATTCCACAATCAAGGAGTATTGGGTAGACAGGAATATGGATGGATGGCGTACAAAGGCAGTCCGTTCGCAGCTTGCCACAGGCGATGCCGGACTTCTGTTCTATTATGACTATAAGGGACGTATCAAATGCCGTCTGATAAGCTATGAGGATGGTTACGTTATCATATCGCACAATGACAACAACGGCGACAGGCTTCTTGAAAGCGTCTACTATGCCGATGAAAACGGTGTGGAATATATTGACAGCTACGATGATACCTACATGTACCGTATGCACACGCCAAGAGACGGTGAAGAAGCCGCAGAGGACGGTTTTGTAAGGGAAACTCCGATTGAGCACGGTTTCAGCGAGATACCATTGTGCACCAAACGTGGTGATGTGGCGTGGAACAACGGTCAAAGCCTTATTGAGATTTACGAGATTATCTATAACATCTTCTTTGTCATTCAGAAAAGGCATGGCTGGGGAATACTGTATATCAAAGGAAATATATCCGAGACAACCAAGAAACTTGCCGGAAGTATCATTTTGCAGGACAAGTCAATGGACGGGAACGGAAGTGCAGAGTTTAAAGCACCCCCCAGTCCGCAAGGAATGCTTGACAGTCTGCAAGACCTGTTCGAGAAGATACAGATAAACACTTCCTGCACTTTCCTTTTACCGAAGGATGTCAAGTCGAGCGGTGACATAAGCGCACTGGCTATCACGCTTACCCGTGACTTGGACTTGAAGAACGCCCAACAGGGTGTTATCGAGTGGCAGAATTTCGCCGACAAGATGATGCGTCTGTTCAAGGAAGGGCTTGCCAAAGAGCTTGTAAACAAAAGTGAAAATCTTAATGCCGTCACCGAGTTTAAAAAACTTCGTGTTAGCTGTAAGTTCAAAATATGGCAACCGTTCAGCGCAACGGAGTATAATAACATACTTATCTCAATGAAGCAAGCCGGCATTCTTTCCACAAAAACAGCCATTGAGAAAAACACCGAATCCGTTCCCGATGAAGAACAACGTATAGCAAAGGAGAAGGAAGAGGCTCAAAAGCTGTTGGAGAAACAGCAAAAAAAGGACAAAGGAGTTACGGAACAAATTGATGTGGTAAAAGAATAAATGGAAAAGGAAAGTCTGTACATATTAAAACTTGATACGCAAGGAAGTAAAGTAAAATTTCCGAATGCTGATATGCCTGCAAAATTAGGTGAGTACACCTATACGGCACAACGTATGGCAGGAACTCCCACACTGACCGCTACACTGAACTATCCTTCATGCTTAGACGAACTATGGACAGGAGAAGAGTTTGTTGAGTTTAGGGGGGAAAAATATTATATTGACCAAGTGCCTACATCCTCAAAGGACAACAAGAGTATCATGTACAAGCATGAGCTTCAATTCGTTTCAGAACGTATCGTGCTGGAAAACGTATATTTCATGGACGTGGTGACAGCCGGGGAAGACACGTATCACTCCAATTCCACTTCCGTCAAGTTCATGGGGGATATAAACGAGTTTGTTGGTCGCCTTAACGCTTCAATGGCAAAATCGGGTATCGGATATTCGATAGTGATTGATGAAGATATTACTTCTGAAAGCAAACTTGTTTCTCTTGACAGCGTATACCTTGCAGAAGCGTTACAGTCCATATATACCATATACGAACTTCCTTATTACTTTGTAGGTAAGGTTTGTCACATAGGATATACAGAGAATGTAATTTCTACTCCTTTCGAGTACAAGAAAGGGCTTGTATCAATAAAAAAGACAAACGCCAATTATAAGACCGTCAATCGCGTTACTGGTGTTGGTAGCTCTGACAACATACCTTTCTACTATCCGAATGATGATGAAAAAGGTACTATAGAACGCACGCAAAACCTTATGCCTTCCATTTATAGACAAACAAATGGAGCGGAAAGATTCTACAATGCACTTAACGATACGTATAAAATACCCGGTACAAATGATTACTATTTTTTCAAAAATACATATTCTTCTAAGAAAGTAAAAGAGATAAAGGTAGATTTTAGCGATATAAAGCCTACCATAGAAAATGTAACAAACGCTTCGGGACAGTTATTTGGTGAGATTGCGGATATTGCTTTTGATGATAACGATAGTGACGAACTCGGAACAGGAGAAGGGAATAATATATTCAATGGCACGGATGAGTATGTACATTCTTATTTCTACATAAAATTACATATATATAATGGGGATTACGGTTTTAACCTGTTCGAACAAGGTTTGGAAGGTGGTACGGCTGTAATCAATATGACTACGGGTAATTGTGCTGCTTGCGAGTTTGAAATAGGAGTTACCTATAAGGACAATGAGCCGGGAAGGGCATTCAATCCTGTATTGGTGGATTCTTCCGGGAACTTACCAGCAGGAGATTTTGAACAGAAGGTTACTTCACAAACATCCCAATATATAGAAAGCCAACAAAACACTTCTACAAATGAGGTTTGGATTGCGGTAAAAAAGGACAATACTACTTTCGGGGTTGTTATGCCTAATGCCACAAATAACTATAAACCTTCTGTTGGGGATAAGTTTGTGATTACAGGTATTAAAATGCCGAAATCTCTTGTGCTTGCCGCCGAGAAGAGATTAGATGAGGCGTTGATAAAGTATATGTCTGAAAACAACGATGAGAAGTTCTCTTTTTCCGTAAGTTTCTCACGTGTCTTCCTTGCAGAAAACAGTATGTTAGCTGGTCTGTTGAATGAGAACTCGCGTATATACATAAAGTATAATGATAAGGAATACTTCATGTATGTGAACTCATTTACTTGTAAGGCGGATAAAAATTGCCTGTATGATATATCCGTGGAGCTAACAGATAAGTTGTCCGCCAATGTTTCCGCTTTGAGAAGTACGATTACAGAGATAGCCGGGGATATCATAGGTGAGAGGATGGGTGTCTCTCTCAACGTGTCAGATATTCTTGGCAGAATATCCCGTTATTTTATCTCAAAGATAAATAACGACACAGCCAATGAGCTGATCACTTTTTTGAAGGGTTTACTTATAGGTAAGAACGGTAGTGGAATTACTGTACTTGAGAACGGTATGTCACAGGCTGTTGTTGATTATCTGTATGTCAAGGTCAAAGCCGTTTTTGACGAGCTTGAAGTAAAGAAGAAGACGTATGTAGGTGGCGAGCAGGTGATTTCCCATGCAGGCATGAAATGCAACCGTGTGGATGAGTTGGATGATGTCTACCGTTGTTATTTCAAGGAAGAGGAAGACGGAATTGAGATAGAGAACCAGTTTACTCCGGGATCTCTCGCCATCGCACAGGAGTGCAATATCAAGACAGGCATTTCGCATCATGTCGGCAACCGCTATTACTGGCGGTTGGTCACAGCAGTAGGTGAGAATTATATAGACCTGTCCAAGACCGTGTGTGATCCTAATGTCGAGAACGATGTTCCGGTGGCAGGTGATGATATCGTGGGATTGGGCCATAAGACTGATATCACCAGACAGGCGGCGATAATTCTCTCTTCGGTGAACGAAGTTTCTCCGTCCATCATCATGTATCAGGGTATTAATGATTTTACCTTGACCGGGAAAGATGTCATTTCTTTTGATTTTGACAGGTCTACCGGCAAGGCCCGGATGAAGGTGTACGGAGATACGTACATTGGTGACAAGGACCGGACCACTTACATGGAATACACTCAGGATAAAGGTGTTGATATCAAGGGTATGTTCCATATCGAGCAGGGTTCCACCGGATGGAAGAATATGGAAGGCTTGCCGGATGAGATACAGGCGGCGGCTGATCTTGCCCAAGAGGCTAAGGATGCGATAGACAATGCGGCTGTCGGAAGTGTCAATCTGTTGCGTAATTCCGGGTTTACCGGAGATTATGAAACAGAGGACCTGTCTGCCGCTACCGAGCTATCGGCGGATACCGAACTTTTTAGCAAGCAACTGGAATATTGGACGGGTGTGGCTACCGTATCTGCGGACAGTGATGCCGGCTCCGGGTACTCTGCTGCAATCGGTAGTTTGTCCCAGTCCGTATCATTGATTAAAGGAGAAAGTTATGTTATCAGTTATAAAGCAAAGGGTACGTCTGTGTCTGTTTCGTGCGGTTCTTTTAGTGTTTCTCAGCCTCTCACATCCTCTTATCAGAGATATACCCATAAGATCACCTTCAATGGCAGTGGTATATTTCTTGTCAGTGGTACCGCAACCGTTTGTGACCTTCAGTTAGAGCGTGGAACCATCGCTACTGACTGGAAGCCTTCAATTCTTGACAATGACAAGGCAACAGCCGGTTTCCAGTCAATCAATTATATCGCCAGTGCGATCAAGGATGGATCTGTGGATATTCTTGGTGGTCTGATATTGGCCAATATGATCCAACTGGGTAATTACAAGAATGGCAAGTTACAGAAGGTCACAGCCGGAGTTAGCGGCATATACAATGACGATGATGATGTGGCGTTTTGGGCAGGAGGAAAACTTGAACAGGCAATTCTGACCGTAATGAGGTTCCGTAATGATCCTGATTACCGGCCTACGGATGAAGAATGGGCGAACATGGCGAACTTCGTTGCCACTCATGGCGGTGATGTGTTCTTAAGAGGATATATCTATGCTTTGGGCGGATATTTCCGGGGGGAAGTCAATGCGGAAAGCGGAATCTTTAAAAATGTAAAGTCACCTAACGGAAATTTTAAGATTGATAAGGAAGGCAATATCTGGATAAAAGGAGAGGGAGAGTTTAGTGGTACTGTCAATGTCATATCATCCAATGGTTACAAGATCGTAATATCCCCTGAGGATGAGTATTCCGTACCGTCTATCAGAATGTATGATTATAATGAAGAAGAACTGTTCAGTATCTCCCTACAGTACGGGCTTGGAGGGATGATTCCCAGTATTTCCATGTTCGATCCTTCTAGCAGTGATAGATTATATTTCCGCCCGGATAGTATGGTCGCGGAGCAAAAAGGAAGTGACGGTTATATATATCAGACCCAGATAATGGGAGGACGCATAATTATGGTTAAAGGTTCTGAGATTGTATGGGATCAAAACCAATTGCCCAAATAAAATGAAGTGATATGGAACTTAATTCGATCAATAAAACAGGTACTTGGAGTGAGGCGGCAGATCGGCTTAACAACAACTTCAGCAAGACCTCCACTGAAGTGGAGAAGATCAAGCAGAACAGTGTCCGCAACAAGGGATTGTTTTCTACAGTAGAAGCATTGCAGGCTGCTGTCCCATCTCCTGTTGTGGGCGACTGGGCTGTCGTGGGAGATACCATACCGGGTCCTATATACCAATGTACGAAGAGAGGCGTATGGAGCGAAACAGGAACAACCGGAGGCGGTGGAAGTGTTGACCTTTCCGGCATCTTGAAAGCCGAGGATATAGACGATGTTACATCAATATTATAGTTATGAAAATTAATTACCAATCCGATTTTAAAATTATAGAGAAGAACCTGAATGGAGACATATCAACTCCCTTCCGGTTTACTTACTTCAATCCGTTCAAGGGAAAGTTTATAGCCTCTTTTGATGGGCAAGAGTATGTGGGTTGCAGCCGTATGGAAGATGGCAGTCTGCTTGTCGCTTTTGACAACCCCGGCTTCTCCCCTGGTATACTGAAGGTCAAACGGGAATACTTCATTTCTGATTCTGACTTTAGAGATGGCATCTGCAACCTTGTATCTATTGAAGATACAGGGATTGTGCTGACTACCGGGAAGACGGATGAGAGCACAGCGGAGATCATGCCCTATCCGGATTATGCCGCATACAATGCGGTGCAGAGCGTATCTCTGTCAGATCAGGAGTATGATGATGTGCTGAGTGATTTTAATAGTTAATAATAATTACATAAAATAACAACAGCCCAAGTTCCGGCGGAACTTAGGCTAAAAACAGGAGATATTATGGCAAAAATGCATAAACTGACCAAGGGTGGACAAACCATTTACCCGGCTACTATCTATGATGCGGTGGTTAACCCCAAAACGCGTAAGAGTCTGACTACGGAAATATCTGAATTACATGCAATGAATGTTATTATAGACATTCAAAAAAGTCTCAATATTAGTTATAATACTTTTGGTGAGTTAATAAAGTCACAAGAGTTAAAGTCCTATCTACGTAATACATATACAGATTTGTCAAGGTATAATGTGATTATGACATTTAGAAACATGCAAGGCGTGACCGAAACATATCAGTATAAGGGATATAACATTGATGTTAATTATATATCAGATGCGTCATATTGGGAACGATTGGACAATAGCCTAATGGTCGAATCAAATGCGTATTCGAATATGGCTGAAATTAGCCTAATAGGTGAAAACAAGTATATAGACTTTAATACAGGAGAAGTTAAAACATCTAACAGTAAAAATCATGCTGTTTATAAGACAGAATGTTCCGCTGGGAATATATTTATATATAGAGGTACAGTCTTGTATTCCGGTAGTTACCACAGAGCAGTCTATGCATTTTATAAATCAAGCTCTGATTTTAATAAAAATACGTTGATTTCTATTAAGGAAGCAGACGAAAATACCCCCTTATATTTTGAAAGATTAGAAGTTCCATCCGAAGCGAAAACATTGCTTGTGTTCTGTTTAAACTTCGAATCTATAAAAACCAAGTTTATGTTGACCAAAGAGTCGATTAAACAAGAACGACTATTGCCGGGTAATAGAATATTAATATCTGGAAACATTATCTCAGTTGACGATCAGGATCTATCGACAAGGCAGGAACTGTCAGATTTGGATAAAAAAAAAGCTGATATATCCATAGAAATGGTCAATCCAATAAATTGGTGGAATAAGAACAGCAAGATTGGTTTTTATGATGCAAATACTGGTGAATTTAAAGAAAATGAAAGTTATCTTTCGTCTGAGGTTATAACTGTAAGCGCCGGTAATATAATCCAATGCGGTTATTTTCTTTCGGTATCAGATGGAATTGGAGTTAATTGGGTTAGGTATAATCCAAATCAATTTATTACGCTTTGGCATTCTGACGGCAGGGTTGAGCGGATAAACAATACCGCCTTCCCTTCGTTCCCATATCAAGTTGAAGAGAATTGTAAGATAGCTTATACTTGGTATAAGGGGAATGTAGATGTGAACGATTTTGAGATGAACAAACAATATGGAGTGCTTATGATATCTGATGATACCCCCACTCGTTACGAAGAATACTTTATTCCGTATGAGCAAAAAAAACTGGCACCTGATATTATCGTAAACGGATTAGATACGTCAAAATTTGCAACTAAAGAAGATCTGGATACTAAGCAGAATAAATTAATTGTAGGAAACGGCATATCATTGTCGGAAAGTGGACAGATATCTTTGACTCAGGCAGGTAGTCTGTCCTTAATGCCTAATCCGACAATATATCGTCTAAGCTATCAAATTGAAAGCCGTAAATCTTCCGACAATTATCCGTCTCTTCCATTAATTAAGGATGCCAAAGAATTACTATTTGTTTTAAATGGGAAGATTAATCCAGCAGCCTTATTCTTGTTTGGCAAGCATCGTATTGGAATAGATCAAACAAGTTATATCTATTCAGTTGACAAGACAGTAACCTTATCAGGACAGAGAGGTGGAATTTTACCTTTAAAATTCATGTTCAATGGAGACGCTATCGAATTAGGGCACAGGGGAAAAACTGCTATCAGTATACTTGTCAACGAAGGAAATGGCTGGATGAGACTCGGAGAAAAGGCTATTGATATATTGACAGAGAATGGATGGAGGAGCTATACACAGATTAAATTTGCCAGCGCGATTGAACGTGAAATCATAATAGAGAATTCATCATTAGTGTATTCGCTACGGTATTCTAATTCCTATACAGTGTCTGAAGTAACATTAAAACAGCCTCTGGCTGTTATTGCAGGAAGTAGCATTACAGAAGCTACGGCAGGAGGTGAATTTGCTCCAATGGGATGGGCATCAATATGTTGCTGGCAGTTAGGAATGGAGTGTATAAACATAGGAGTTGGACAACGCGGACTTGTAACAGATACGGATTCCAGACCGTCTATTTCCTCTGCCATAGATGATATTACTTATTTTAAAGATGCGGATTATGTGTTATTAGGAGGTGCTATTAATGACCAATATGATGACGGTTATCGTAATAGAGTTAAAACATTTGTTGAATCTTTAAAAAAATCAATGCCGTCATCGCATATTATACTGCTTGGAGAATATACTCCACAGCCTGATTCTAATATATCAGGGAACACCCATGAAAAAAGAAATGAGGCTTTAAAATCCGTAGCAAGAGAATGTAGTATTCCATTTATTGACATGCAGAACTGTGAGGTATATAATCATATCCGTACTATAATTCGGAAAGATACCCAATGGATCAGTGGTACTTTTTTGGACAGTTCATCAGACGCTATGTCTCAAGAAGGAAATTGTGACTTGATATATCATCACGAAAACGGAAGTATAGACCATACTCACCCAGGCAGAATAGGGCATCAATATATAGGGACTCGAATGGCTAATGCTATGCTTGAGATATTGAAATATTTGTAGAAAATAGATTAAAAGTTTGAAATCACTCAAGGTGTAGACTTATGTTATGAATGGTAGACCATTATATAACTATAATGTAAGGGCTGATCTTGGTGTAGGTCAGCCCTTATGATTAAAACCATTCCGCATCCGGGTGCACTTCTGCGGACAGATGGATGCGGAATAATAAAAGTAGAACAGGATATATGGAACTTAATACTATTAACAAAACAGGAACTTGGAGCGAAACGGCAGACCGCATCAACAGCAACTTTAGCAAGATCTCCATTGAGGTTGAAGAGATAAAGCAGAACGGCGGTGGCGGCAGTGGTGGCGGCGGCGATGTCACTAACGCTGACCATGCCACATCTGCATACACGTTGGATAAGAATACGCCTGTGCTTGACTGGTTCCTTTCCGCATTGAACGATGATGATGCGCAAGGTATAGTAAACTTCCTCAAAGGTCTTAAGATAGCCGGGAATTTGGTAAACCGCATTGTGAAGCAGGGTGACAAGGATGTTACCTACACCGATGAAGACGTGATGAGCGCATTGCGTGTAATGACTGAGATAGAGAACAGTGCGGAGAAACTGAAAGAGATATTCTTGCGGAAGGACGTGGCGGATTCCACTAAGTTCCTTCTCAGCATGTTTGCCGGTGCTGTTTTCGGGAAGAATGGTTTTGCAAGCGGTTTGACCGGATTCGGAGCCAAGATATTCGATACAGGGCATGGAGAGTTTGAGAGCATGTTTATCCGCCGGTTCCTTGAAGTCCCCGAATTAAGATACAATCGTGTGATGGTCACGCTGGGAGACAAGTGGCGTGCGCCCGGAGCTGGTATTATAGAAACAGTAGATACAGGAACCAAAACATGTACGCTTAAGCTGGAAGATGGTGAGATTGGTGCTGTCGCAGTAGGTGATATCTGTATGGGTATCTATCATAATATCACCGGGAATGCTACGGAGGATTATGACGATGGAAAGGGCAACAGACGTTTTGCCGGATTCTGTACGGTCTATTTCACAATCACGGAAGTCACAGGTGAAAGAAACGAAACATTCAAATACCAGTTGCGTCCTACATCTTCATCGTGGTCTTCTTCTTTCGATCCATTTGAAATGATGAATTTTGTAGCATATGGTAACTTCACCGACACGGACCGTCAGACCTCAGTATACGAAACGAGGACTTACACCCGTATGTTGTGGAAGCAGAATACATGGGAGATCTCCGCTGCCAATGTTGCCCTGCAATATGGCGACCTTTCCAATCTGAATATATTCGGACTGAACATGGACGGTTATTCCATGTATCTGAATAATATATATATGACAGGTATTATCAAGCAGATAAAGCCTGACGGAACACCTGTACAGACTTTGAATTTCCGTGAGGAGGGCTATATACCTGGCGTGCATTATGATTACTACGACAGCTTGTCTTATAACGGAAGCATGTGGGCGTGTATCAATGAGGATGGTTCGTCTGCTGCACCGGGATCTAACGGCGATTGGCTGGAGATTGCTTCTAAAGGTGATACGGGAACACCGGGGGCACCGGGAAAGGACGGTGTGAGCGTGACCAATAGCGGTCCGTGGTATTCCGGCTTGGTTGTTCCCAAAATGAGTATCGTTACAATGGGAGGAAGTTCGTTTCTTTCTAAAGTATCCACTACCAATCCTCCCTTATGGTGTTGGACTGACAATGCCGGCAACCGGTTTACTTACAATGATGGCGGATATGTGCTGACGGGTGAGATAAATACCGATGAATATGAACTTTTGGTTCAAAGCGGAAAGGACGGAAGCGATGGTACCAGTTATGAGAGGGTATTCATCCATACTGCAACAGAGAGTAAACCTGCCACTCCTTCCACGTCACAGACGGACGATTATGTGCCTTCCGGCTGGCATGATGATCCTGTAGGTGTTTCCAGCTCTCTGCCTTATGAGTGGATCAGTGAGAGGGAGAAGAAAAACGGTATATGGAGTAAATTCAGTGCTCCTGCCCTTTGGGCGAAGTACGGATTTGATGGTGCTGACGGTGCTGAGGGCGTAGCCGGAACGAGCATCATTTGGAAAGGTGATTTTTCCTCCGCTCCTTCCAATCCTCAGAACGGGTGGGCATACAAGAATACCACTGATAAGAAATCATATGTATATCAGGATGGACAGTGGTATCAGATGACTATTGACGGAATTGATGGGAAGAACGGGAAAGACGGATTGAGTATTGTATGGAAAGGAGATCTCCAAACACCTCCTTCCAATCCTCAGACCAACTGGGCATACCGGGATACCAATAATGGTCGTGTATATATATGGAACGGAACAGCATGGGCATTGATGGTTGTGGACGGATCGGACGGTGCTGATGGTGCAGCCGGTTCTGACGGATTGAGCGTGTTTATAACTTATAATGACAGTACTTCCCAACCTTCTGTACCTACCGGGAACGGTACTACTGGAGGATGGCATACAAATGCGACAAGTACCGCCATATGGATGTCACAGAAGGTTGCTGCGTCCGCATCTGACGGAGCATGGGGTACACCGATAAAAATCAAAGGTGACAAGGGTGACGGTTACACCCAGATGGGGCAGTTTAGGACTGGTATGGTTGTACCCAAGATGGGTGTCGTTTCGATGGGTGGCGGCTCTTATGTAGCCAAGGCATCCACTACCAATCCTCCCTTATGGTGCTGGACAGACAATGCCGGCAACCGGTTTACTTTCAATGATGGCGGATACTGCCTGACGGGTGAGGTGAACACTGCCGAATACGATGTATGGGCAGAGAAAGGTGAGCCGGGCAAAGACGGAACGGATGGTAAGGATGGCGAGGATGGAAAAGACGGGAAGCCCGGTGAACAGGGTATACAAGGAATACAGGGATGTATTATACGGTCTTCCGAGTGGGCGTCCGGCGTGACGTACAGGAATGACGAGGACCTTACAAGTGGCACGAGATATATTGATATCGTGATGGTAAGGAATAATAGCGCGGTATACGGATGGGATGTGTATAAGTGTATCAAGACGCATACATCCTCATCTTCTATAACCTATACCAATACCACCTATTGGACGGAATTAAGCAATGTTGGTCCTATTTATACCAGCCTAATAATAGCCAAGAATGCCAGTCTTAATTTCGTCCAAGGCAATGAGTTATTGATAAAGGATTCGAATAATAATGTCGTAGCCGGTCTTACAGGAGGAAGCAGCAAGGAAGCTGGTACAACACCTATAAGGATATGGGCTGGAGGTAAGGTTCCGGGAAACGCTCCGTTCCGTGTGGATCAGAATGGAAATCTTGTCGCAACGAAGGCGAATATCGGGGGTACGGTAACCGCCACTCTTCTCTACTCACCGGGAAGCGATATGGATAGTCTAGCTGATTCGGAAGGCAATATGACCGTGAATCCGTCTACTCAGGGATCTACGTTCTTCTCTGCTGACGGTTTGGGCGGAACCATAACTCTTCCTCCTGCGTCATCATGGAACGGATTGAAACTGGAGTTTGTGGTTGATATGACATCAAGGGTGGCCAAGAACCCGGATAAATACAAGGCTACGAACTATTTCTGCGGACTGGTGGGAGCTTACAATAACAAAACAGAAATTCAGATGGCAAGGCCTTATGTTTTGGAGATGAAGGCCTTTAACAACCATTGGTATATAACACGTATGGATTTAATTGAGTAAACGATATGATATTACAAGCAGGTTATGATTGCTATCTGACACAGGCCGAAGATATGCCTCTGTCGGAACGAAGATTTGAGAATCAGGTATTGATAAACAGTCCTGAGGATGTGGCTATGTGGAAAGAAATCACATCAAAGCAGAAGGAGCAGATGATTGCCGAAGCGTCCTTCATCGATACGGAAGCGATAGATGTTGAAGCACTTGATCGTGTGGATACACTATTAAACGATATTGCGGCAAACATTAACAATGCCGGGCTTGCTGTAGAGGAAGCATTGGCGAAGAAAGAGTACTTTCCCTTATGGGAGGATCTGATAGGTACAGAGGTTGATGTGCAGTTCCGCTTCCGCTATGGCAGCACGCTCTATGAGGTTATACAGAAACATACACCGCAGGAGGACTGGAAGCCGGGAACGGGTACGGAATCCTTGTACAAGGTTGTGCAGATAGAGCACTCCGGCACACTGGATGATCCTATACCTTGGGTACATAACATGGTGCTGGAAGAAGGCAAGTATTACACCGATAAGGAGGTTCTTTATCTCTGTATCCGTGACAGCGGAATAGGTATGGCATTCGACTTGGAAAATCTTGTTTCGGGTGGATATGTTCAAGTGGTAGAAAATCAAGTAGTAATAAATAATTAAAAAAAATACGATTATGGCAGACAAAAAATTAAATCAAGTATCGCAGTTGACGGATTTTGATTATGCGTTGGTTGTAAAAGGGAATGACGTGGCAAAAGTTACAAAACAGCAGCTAGCTACAATTCTGGGAGAACTTTTCACTAATTTGAAGCTGTTTCCATTCATG